ATATTTTGAGCTTGTTGGAATAGAATATGAGGGAGATGTTTTTTCCGCAAAAATAATTCAGCGTTTTAATATTAATAACCAAGATACAGAATTAAAAGTAGTTCATAATAATACCGGTCAAGAAAATATACCTCTTTCCATAAATGAACTAGTCGCAATTACATCTAAATATCTAACCGTAAAAACGATGAAGATATTTGATAATAGAATGACTATGAGCAACTTGACTGAACAAATCGATTATGATTTAACTGATTGGGCTTCTCTGATAACACATTCTGTTACACAAAAATATATAACTGGTATAGGAAATGTAGGCGTTCAAACGAGAAATTCTAATCCGGCATATCAGTTTGGAGAATATCAAGATCCGCAAAATGTTTTGAATAATACCGGATATATGATAAACGATACGTATCGTTTTGGTATTCAGGTTCAGTGGAAAAACACAGGTAAGTGGAGTGCTCCTTATTGGGTTGATGATATTCGCATAGACGATTTAGATTATAATATTGATTTAGCTTCTTCGAGAAGAGATATTAGAAACAGAATTATAGGTGGTGTTGATTTAATAAACAATAGAATTCTTATCAATAACCATGGTTATGAAGATGGTGATGAAATACGTTTTACTATAACAGCAGGACTTGCTGGTTTATCTTCGAATGCTACATATTTTGTTATTAATTCAACTGCCAATAATTTTCAAGTTACAAGTGATTATTATGGCACAAAGGCGATTGTTGCTTTAGTAAGTGTAGGTACAGGAACTGTGCGTTTGGCAAAAATAGATCCTAATCTGACAAATCCAACAGCTACAATAACAAAAGTATATTATCCAAAATTTCACAATATAAATTTAGATTATCTCGTAGATACCGATGGTAGCGGATTAGGAGACACTCCTATTCGTGATTTAATTGTAGGTTATCGTTTTGTTCGTGCAGAAAGAATACCGGAAGTAATTGCAACTGGGTATTTTTTCGTTGGAAGAAATTTGGCCAAGCCTCCATATTATACACCATCTGGTATAGAAAATTTATGGAGTGCCGGACGAGTTCCAATATTTCCTACACAAAGACTTTTCTTTTATTCGCCTGATTTTTATTTTGGAAAAGGTTATCAATATAGTTCAGCAGATTTATTAAAAATTTTGTTGCCTTTTAATACACCAAATGAAATACAATTGCGTGGTTCAGCTCAAGGAAGCAATCCATCTTCTTATAGCGATACATCAGGATATTTTGGTAATCATATTGCTGTTCCATATAACTATGTTAATTATTCATTGATTTCTCACATCAGCTTAGATACAGGAAACGAAGGGGCTATGGATGGAGAAAGCTATTCATTAGAAGATGCTAGTGGTTCTTATCAAGCTGCTGAAGTTTTTAAATTGACAGTTCCTGTTGCAGGCTTACCTTTTCCTTATAGTGGTAATCAAATAGGAAATTATTACGGACAAATATTTAGAGATTTAGGTGCAAATAAAAAATATCCTGTAAACAAAGAGCAGACTGTTTATCAATCTGTTGGTCATGTTACTTATTTAACTGCTGGACAAAATGGCATAATTAATAACATAAAAATTTTTGGTGGAGATGTATTCACACAAAAATCTCATATGTTATTGAGAATGAACACATGGAATAATCCTTTGTCGGGCTATGGTATTGGATTTTCTTTTTATTCGCAAAACTCATTGAATACACAAATGTTCAATGTTTTAGATCACGACAATACTTTCAGCGGTCCCGGAAATGTCTTTCCGCAAATGACAGATAAAACAAACGGTGGAACATATAATAATGGTTCATGGGCATCTGGAGTTATATATTGGTGCGAACAGTGGCCAGAAGTATCTAATCAACAAGAATACAATAATGGGTATACACCTAAAGATGGAACAATAATAGAATTGGGCTATGATCCAAATAGTACATATGATGGTTCTTTACCAACAAGAATAAGTTGGTCTGCTAAAAAAGTACTTGGTTCTTTGAAAGATAATTATCGTGCTTTTCAACCTTTAGACGTAGCTGATTTAGATTTAACATTGGGGCCTATTACCCACCACGATATAATCGATAATAACTTTTATACTTGGCAACCATTCTCTTTCCAAAGACAATACTTCCGGGATGCAACTTATTCTAACGCTTCAGCTGGTAGTGATGTAGTTGTAGGTAGCGGTAGCATATTAAGTAATCGTGGTCAGCAAATAAGCTCACTCGGTCTATTTGGAAAATGGCAATTTGTTAAAGGTAAGACAAATACCGGAAAAGATACTGCGTATTGGTACAATGAGCAAAACAAAAAGTTGATGCGTTTTGGTCAGGATGGTGTAAGAGTTATAAGCGATAGAGGTTTTGTTAGCTTCTTGAATAATAATACACAATGGGTCATAGGTAAATATCATCCCCTCACAGGAGAAGGCATACACGGAGTATGGAATGATAAATACTCAGAAGCTATCTTTACATTTAAAGGTTATAACGATAATATTTTTAATTGGGAACCTACAGTTTTCGATGAGGGTGATTATGTTTATGGATCTCCAATGACTTATCATTCATCAGGACTTCCCTTTGCGTATAAATGTAAAGTAGCACATACAGGTGATCCTACGAATAGACCAGAAAGTGGAGCCAATTGGACTACCTATTGGACTAAGATTGTTCCTGGTACTGATTCATATGTGACAAATTGTTTTACCTTGGTGTACGATGAACTTAAAAATGGATTTGTTTCTTTCCATTCTTATTGGCCCAATATTTTCTTGAGGTATAATAATATTTACTACTCACCAAATCCGTTGGATCAGAAGTATTTGTGGTTGCATGATGTAGGCCCTGAGTCCGATTACTATGGTTCTTTTGTGGCTCCTAATATCACAGCAGTAATGAACTATGATGCCGATTTGATTAAAAACTTTGAAGCTATCTTAGTTAACTCAGATAAAATGCCTTTCAATACAGATTTTACTACTAAGAATCATAAATCCAATTTGGATGAGACCGAATTTGAATTGAGAGAAGATTTGTGGTATAGTCCTATAAAGAACGATACTACTTTAACTTTGGTCAATAATGCAGACACTAGTCGTTTGTGGGGTTATTGGTTGAAAGTAAAAATGAGCCTTGAATCTAGTGGTGGACAGAAGATTAAAAACTTTATAATTAAGTTCCGTCCGAGTCCACGTTTGTATAATCAGTAAAAAAAGTATAAATTTGTAGTATGGCACTAAATCCAATGATTATTTCCATGATTGCTCAAGGAGTCCAAGCTGGGTACGGCTTGTATCGTGGAATAAAGGCACAGCAAGGTTTGAGAGCACTCCAAAAACAAAGGATGCCTAGTTTAATGGAAGCCATGGGTCCTTTACAGGAAAGCCGTAGACTTTATGAACAACAATATCGTCAAGGCTTGACTCCTGCAACAAGAAATTTAGCACAGCAACAATTTGCTGCTGGGCAGGCTGCATTAAGAAGAGCTGCTACTGATTTGTCTGGAGGTCAATTGTCTTCTGCTTTATCTAGAATGAATGCTGCTCAAACTGGTCAGTTTGCACTCGGTCTTGGGGCTCAGAACGAAGCAGCTCAAAGAGCAGGTATGGCAGGCATGGTAAATATGAATCAAGCTATATCCGGATTACAGAGAGCAGATGCTGCACAGCGTTTACAACAGCGTTTGCAGATGGAGCAAGCGTATGGTCAAGCTATGCAACAAGGCTTCCAAGATGTACTTGGTGCTGCCGGAGGATTTGCTAAGTCACAAATGGCAGCAAGTGAAGCAGAAAAAACTAGACAGATGTGGAAAGATATATATGGCAATAAAACTGCGCCAACTACTACTACTCCCAATAATGCATTTAACCCTAATGCTCCTGTTCTTAATTTTGCATCTGGTCCTGCTTTACCTGAACGAACTATACAACCTAATTTAAATGGTCCAGTAACAATTGTTGGCGGTGCTTCAACAGCAAGTCCTTTCTCATCAGAATATGCAATGCCGGAAGGAATAGCTCCTAATTTAAATGGTCCAGTAACAATTTTACCAACTCCTAGTTATGAAACTTTTATGGGCGGGCCATTTGACCCTTACAGATCCTATGGAGGATTCGAAGGATATGATTTAGGTTTACCACCTCTAAGAACAAGATACTCTACACCAAAAACTCGTTTCGAATAAAATATGGCAGAACAACCATCATTAGGTGGAGCGATTGCTCTACAAGGCAGAAATAGAATAGCTGAAGAACTTGGTACTTTACAATATCAAGCAGCGCAGAAACAAGCTGCTGCCGGTAATAAATTATTTTTAGAAGCTAAAAAAGCTGCCGATAAGCAACAAGAACAAATAAGTGATTT